TTTTATCAGCGTCTAATTGAGCATCAATTAATCCTTTTTGTAAATTATAAGATTCATCATAAGCTAATCTTAAAGCAATTTTTTGTTCTTCAGTTATTTTTAGTGCTTCAATTTCTGCATAGGCTCTTTGCTTTTCAAGTTCCAACTTTTTCATAGCAGAATCTGCTCTTAAGTCTTCTTCTTTTTTAATTAATTTCGCTAATAACTTTAATCGATCCGCTTCTGCTTTTTCTCTTTCCTTTTTTAATCTTGCAGCTTCTGCTTTCTTTTTTTCTACATCTTCTAAAAGTTGCTCATCTTCTATTTTTTTAGATTCTGCCCTTGCTTTTTCTTTTTCTTTTTTCTCTTGAGATAGTTGATATCTTAACCAAAACGTATTTTTTCTTGCAGTAAGTTCTCCCGAAATATCAACTCCTTTTTGGATTCGTTCTTGACTTGCTTGTAATTCTGCTTCTGCTATTAATAAATTTGATTTTACTTTTTCAGCATCTATTGCCTTACCAATAAAAGGTACTTCAGAAATTAAAAGAATCGCTTCGTTTGAAAACTTTTTAATTACTCCCGCAAAATAACCGAAGCCACCTGCAATTATTTCTCTAGACATTGAAATACCAAGACTTAAAGAATCAAAGAAATCCTTAAACCCAAAAGCAGTGACATCAATTGCCTTGCCCAAGAAAGTAATTGAAGCAGTTAAGCCTTTTACCAAGAACCTCTGTATTGCATTTATTGGACCCTCTCCATCTTCTATACCTAATAAGAAACCATCCCAAGCAGAACCTAGTTTAGTCATATCCCCTGCAAGATTGTCTAATCTAATTTCTGCCATATCCCTAGCAGTTGTTTCTAAATCAGTAAAAGTTTTAGTTAATCCTTCAATCTTTTCTCCCGAACTAGCTAAATTCAATAAAGATTTTGCCCCTACAAGTCCAACCAATTCAATAGCAGTATTCATCTTATTACTACTAGAATTTACTTTTTCAAATCCTTCTTCTAGAGTTAACCCTTTTTTATTTAACTCAATAAATGTTTTACTTAATCCTGTTCCTGCTATACTTCCTTTTAATCCCGAATCAGCTAAAACTCCTAATAAAGCAGTTGTTTTTTCAATACTAACTCCTGTCGCTCTTGATGTAGGAGCAACTAATTTTAAAGATTCAGTTAAAGACTCAAAATTTAAAGCAGAAGAAGCAGTACTTACTGCAAGAACATCAACAACCCTTTGAGTATCTGTTGTATCTAATCCAAATGCTCTTACAGTACTACCTGCCAACATAGCAGCACTAGAAAGATCAACTTCTAAAGATGACGCTAAATCTAAAATAGCAGGAGTAGAGTTTTCAATATCTCTAACACTAAAACCTAGCTTTGCCAATTCTGTTTGCAACGATACAACTTGAACTGCAGTATAAGCAGTTGACTCACCTAATTCTTTAGCTTGGTTGGATAGTATTGTTATTTCCTCTGCAGTAGCACCCGATACTGCTTTTAAACCCGATAAAGATTTTTGAAAACTAGCACCTAATTCTGCTGCTGACTTAAATAAAGCAACTAAAGAACCAAAAGCCACAACCAAAGCACCTACCCCTGTGCTGATCATTGCAACTTTTAACTTTCCTAGCATTGGGATAGCACCTGTTACCGCATCGCCAAATCCTTTAAAAGCACCTTTTAATCCTGTACCTACGGCTTTACCTTTTTTGCCTGTATCATCGACTTCTTTGTTAAGTTTTTTTACATCCTTAACTGCTTTGTCTGTCTTAGCAATAATCTCAACTTGCTTTACAACTGCCATTTTATCTCTCTTTTAATAATCTTAAAACCTTCCTTTAATGTAGTCGGTAATTTATTTTTTCCTTGTGCTATTTTTATGCGTTCAGTATTTCCATCCGCTTCTTCTAGCATTTTAATTATCATCTTAATCATAGTATGTTGATTAATTCAAAACTTGTTTCACCTGTTTGAAAATTAGTTGTCATTGAGTTGATTTTGTAATTCTGATTGTTTATTTCTATTACGTTGTTTAGTTTTAAATTGTACAAAATATTCAACGGCAAAAAGGCTTTTACTTTTATAAATCTTCTTTTTATATTAAACGATTCAGAAATAAAATTTTTATAATATCCTTCAAATAAAGTATTAGAAAATCCTGTTGCTTGACTAAACTCATTTACTTCTTCATTGAAATTTATATTGCTTGTGCTTATATTAGAATAAAGTGAAACACTATTTGAAGGCAAAATAAGTGAACTTAAAGAATCGTTATTTGTTGAGTTTTCCCTAACAGATACTAAGGTTAATTGGCTTTGTCTTATAGGATAAAAAATTAAAGGTTTACCAATATAAGGCTGCTGATTTTCATTAACAGAATAACCATACATAATATTGGTTTGTGATCCTCCATTTAAGTTATTAATCCTATCAAAAAGCATATGCTCAAATGGCAACTTAACACTATAAGTTTCACTAGGAGCATCATATACTTCTCCATTTAAAGTGTATCTTAATTCACCCCATCCTACATTGTTTAATTGATTATATTTCTTTGCTAAAAAAGTTCCTGTTCCCTCATAGCTAAAATTGATTTGTTTATAAGGCAAAGCTACATTTACTTGACTTGAATTAACATCCATAAACTCATCAATCGAATACACATTAGTTGTAGCGCTTCCAATCTCATTCCAAAACCTTACTTCATCTTGCCATTCTTCTTGTTGAAGATTCCAAAAACCTGTGTCTAAACTAGCAAAATAATCATCGTAGGTTTGAACAACTATCTTATCGTTCTGATGATATGCTACTAGGTTAAAAGTCTTGAATAGTCCCGAAAGAAAATCAATTATTTTAATCTCGGGAATTTGTTCGTTAATAGCAAAAGGAAAAGAGTTTGGAATTGGAACATCAGCACCCGTAACACCTTCCCAAAAATCATCGTAATTAACAGTTGATCCGCTTGAGGTGTAAGAACCTCCAACGCTTAAATCTAACGCACTAAAAGAGACTTGCTCAACTGCGGTTAAATTAAAGTTATATGTCGCAGGGTTCATTGCTCCTGCAGTTGTTTGATCTACATAAATACTACCTGTAACATATCCCGAACTATACCATACTTCTCCATTTCTTGTTATTGTGAGTAAATATTGTTTAGTGTTATCTGTTGGTACTGCTTGAAAAGAATAATAATTAACTACATTATCCGTTGGGTTAGTACTTGAAATAATAAGGCTAGTCTGAGATGATAGCGTATTTACATTTGTAGGTAAAAGGGGATCGGGAACAAATGAATTTATTAATAAATTATATTCATTACCACTTCCCGATGCTGAATCTACATCACCGCTTTTACGGTGTAGCCACATAAACAAATTATAATAATCTGCGTTAGTGTCATTAAAAAAGTCATCTGAAAAACTAAGTCCTAATTCGGTTAAGTAATCAGTTTCAATTTGATCTACTATTTTAGAAACTCTTAAAGCATATTTTAACTCACTCCATAAAACACCTGCTCCCGAACTTGCTTGGAATTTCATATTATTTGTTCCTGCAGTTGGTGTTCCGTTACTATCAAAAAAGACAGGACTTGAATGTGTTATCATAGGAACTACTACATCGTTTGTAGTTGTGTCTACATTCATTAAATCTCTTATGCTTGTGTAATCGTAAGTCTTATTGTAAGCAGCTAAATCTAAAGCATCTAATTGATTCTCTCCTAGAACATCTTTTAAAGCTACCGTTTCACCAAAGAAAGTTATTCGATAGGCATAGGCTTTATTTCGTTTAAGATCAACACCATCCAAACGCATAAACCCCTGCTTAAAGGGGATGTAATTTAATTCAATATATGATGATTTTTTAACCCTAGCATCAAATCCATTTACTATATCAAAATTATAATAATGCTCAAATAAAATATTATTCGTTGGAGAGGCAGGGACTGAAAACGTCTGAGTAAATTCTGTAAAAATCTTAGAAACGTCTTTAACGTTTTTTAAAGATTGGGTAAGCGAAATTGTTTCATCCTTGAATAAATCTAGTCTCGTTGAGCCAACATAAATCTGAACCTTCTGCATTAACGTACATTGTTTATATAATCAAAAGCCATATCAAATTCCATTGTATATTCAATCAGCTTATCATTTAAACTAGTCTTATATGTAAACGAACTTGTATTAATAATAACGGGTACTACTTGCTCTGTTGATGGATCATACGGATCGGGTTGTGTTAGCCATATTTGCTTACTTAACATCAAGTCTTCAAAGAATGGATTAGCACCTTCGGGATAATAACCGCTACTTAATATTATCTTTTGATTTGCTGATTTATTAAAGACTGTCTTTGTTGGATTGTTAACTGAATAGGTTGCATTTCCTCCGCTTATTGTTATTGTGTTTGCGTTATAAGTTTCCTTTGTTGAGGTTGTTGTTTTTACACTTTTCAAAAAGAACCATAAATCCTGTAATGCTCCGTATTTATTTACGAAAGTTATTTTATTTCCTTCTCCATACCTGCTGCAATTAACTCTAATAATGTTAACTAAAACATTACCTATTGGTGTAGCTAAAGAAATTGTCTGAGGATTAGATGTGTCAAACCCTGTGTAAGATAAAACGCTATTTGTTGAAACGGGAACAACACCCGATACTCCCAAAGGAGCATAAAAATAATAACCATCTTTAATTACATCCTTTTCAATTAGCCATTCGTAAGAACTTACAGTTGGGTTTATTCCTTCCATAAAAGTTCCATATCCATCAAATCCCTTATGAGTTGTTTCAGTTGAATCATACCCCCCACCTCCTCCATTTGGTAAACTCCAATATTTATAATCAAAACTTATATCTGCGGTTTGTGCAGTATACGTTCCATTAAAAGTGACGTTTAAATAGTCTCTTACCAACTCAGCTATTTCAAAAGTCAATACCGTTCCAACCGTTCCATTTTTTATAATATTGTATCTAAGTGTTCCGTTAATCGTTAATCTTAACTCAACACTATTCATCGCACTTGGTACAGTAACGCTTTCTAATCTTGGTGATCTTAATAATATATTTGCCATATTTATTTTTTTATTCCTAACACAAGACTTTTCTCTACATCTAAAGCGAAGGCTTTAACTAGATCATCGGGCATTTGTGTGAATGCTTTATTAAACGGTTTAGTAAAAAACAAACTAGGCTTTAATCCTTGTGCAAAAATTCTTTCTTGCAACCAAAACCCGATAGTCTTATATCCTCCCTTTCTGAACTTTCCATCTTTGTCTCTAAATCTTATCTTTTTCATCTTTGCCCATTGCATTAATGGTTTTAATGGAGGTCTTTTTGATTTGTATCTATAGGGACTTCTTGGTGCTTTCTGAATACCGTTCTTTACTAAGCTAGGGTTTGCACCCTTTACCCCTAAGTCTTGAAACGTTCCATAGTTTTCCATTAAGAAATCTAAAAGAAAAGCGTTCTGCTCTTGGTCTAAATCATAAGAAATAGATTTGTATAATGAACCCCCTCCCTTACCGTCTTTGGTTAGGTTGCTTTTGCTTTGCTGAACTACATATTTAGCAAATTTATTTAATACTTGATTTGTTTCTTTTAGTGTCATTAGCAATGTCGAATATCGTTGTATATTAAGACATCAAACGTAGATGTCCATCCTGCTAATTCATTTTCAAACCTATCATAGAACGGCTCTATAGTTGCGTTTCCATCAAATTGGTATTTGTCTTGATGTAGTGTCCCACCTCTTAATACTTGTATTAGCTTATTAGAGACTGATAGCTGCGTGTTTAGTATGTCTTGTAGGTTGTTATTCCCTCTGAACAAATTCGTTGTCTCTTCCTTGCTTATATCAACGATATCCATATTTAAAATACTAAGATTAAATCTTAACACTCCGTCTTCTTGACTTACTTGGTTTACCATTATATGAGCAAGTGGGAAAATATCTTGTTTCTCTAAATTGATTTCTTCAAGATTCCCCTGCGTAACAGTTCTTGTATTAACATCGGATAACAAACTATCTTTTATTGTTTCCGTTAATTGATAATAACCCCTTATTCCTTGATTGCTCATTTTTTGTTTTTAATTTGCTGAGATTCTGCCTCCTGCTTTTCCTTTATAAATGACAACATCGTTAAGCATTCGTGTATGTTTAATTTAGTGATATTTTCAAATCTTGTAATATCTCCTTGAGCGAGTTCGTATACTGAACTAAACCATCCCCACTTTTGTCCAAACCCTGCTGCGACTGATGTTGTTTCCCTGCTTCCTCCTCCGCTAAATAACGACTCGTAACGAGCAGAGATAAATCCATCCCTAAATGAAACAAAAAAAAAACAGAACTAATAACTGCCTCCAAAGGCATATCCAACATCTGCTCTTTACCTTCGGGATTGTATTCCTCAATTATATACTTTCCTCCCGATCTTTGCTTAATAGGTCTGTATAGAACATTCATTGCCGTATGGATATTTTCCCAATCACCAATAAAAGTGTCAACATCAATGTACTCCCCAAGGGTCATGTCTTGAAGATCGGGATGAAATCCGTAGTTCTTACCGTTCATTTTAAATGACTGAACTAAATTAGGCTTATCCGAAAACATCCCATTTAAGGTGTTTGTAATTTCCTCTGCGTCTGATAGCTTAATAGTTAACACATCTTTATAAGGCACGTTGCAAAAGATTTCAATCATTTTACATTGCAGTAAATATTCATCTTCGCTTTTTATTTTTACGAAGTCTTGATATTGCTTTAGTGTGATTTCTGATAAGTGGTTCGGAATAGTAATACTCGCTTTCATAATATTGTAACGTATTTTTTAAGTGATTTTATAAGACATAAAAAAAGGCAGCCATTTCTGACTGCCTAAATTAACCAACTAAAACAAAAAACTAAAATCCTAATATCTCCTCTGATGCGTGTTCAAACTTTTTTTGATACTCAATTGCCTTTGCGCACCACTTGTTTCTTTCTGTTTTGTATTCAATTAGTAGTTTGTCTTTTTTATCTGAATCATCTTTCAACCTAGCAACATAGAAACTCATTTCATTTAATGCTTTCATCATTGCTTTAGTCTCTTCGTTGTCGGGTTTAATCTTAAGCCAATTCCTAACTAAACCCCCACACATCTGAACGTTGCTCCAATACTGTAAATCGTGTAATCTTTGTATTTCCATATTAATAAACACTAATTAAATTGTTCAAAAAAGGAATAATAAATTTATCTCTTTGCTTATAGTTCGAGCATTCTTCATCATCACAATAGATAGCCATTTCATCTATCTCATATAAATACTCATACTTACCGTCATCGGTTCTCATGTATCCATACTCTTCGTAAGTTTCGGGATCATCAATGGTTTTCCTTACGCAAATAACATCTGCATAAATTTCAATGCAACCAACCTTCCAATATAATTCTTCCCTATGAATCTCATCATCTCCCATTGGGATTTCAATAGGCTTTAAATCATTAAGGATTTCTTCTAACTCTTGATCTGTAAATAAATTTCTCATTTTACTAAGTTTAAATTTAATTGATCTGCAACATAGTTAATATGTTTTTGAGTAGTGACTGACCAATAACCTAATTGATTTAAATTATCTCCATCAATCTTTGCTACGATAGTAGAGTAACTCCAAACGTCACATCCTAATATTCTTAAATTTTGCTTGTACTTGTTTAATGTTCTCATCTTAATATGTGTTTAAATAATCTGTTTTAATTATAATGTGAATATACAATCAATAAAGTTATAAAAAAAATATTTTATAATATTTATTTAACTAATTGTATATTTGCCAAAGTTTTCTCCCCTTCCTAGGCTTTCCATCTCGTGATACCTAACCGCATCAACTGCGTGATTAAATGAATCTGTAGGTTTATTTAACTGCTTTCCTGTGCGGTCTTTATCCCAACAGTATGCCCTTAGTTCTTTTATTAAATTGCTGCTCTTAGAAGTCACTAAATAGCTTTGTGATTGCATTATCTGAATACCGAAGTTAATTGAATCTGCTCCTTTCCTTACTCCTTTAATTACTTGTCCCGTTCTTCTGATCTCTTCTATGCTTTTAGGTTCTGAACTATCCGCATAAGCTATTACGTTCTTTTGTAGTTTCTTTGCTATATCAGTATTAACTAAACCTGTATCATAACAAATCTCGTTTAGAATCCTTTCACCGTTATAATTATAAACCTCAATAATAGAACTTGGATCAACCGAGTATCCGAAGTCAACTCCGTAACCGAGTAGCCTTGCTTCATCGGGTATCTTATCAATTACTTTCCAATTACTAAACACAACCCCCTCAAGCATTCCAAC